TCTTTAATCTCTTTTGTTGTCGTTCTAACTTACCTTTAATATCTTCTTGTTTTTTAGATTGAGTAAGTTGTCTTTTCATACGCCACTGTCTTAATGATATGTTAGCGGCGATTAAGAGAAGTACAGCGAGTGGGTCAAATACAAATATGAGTATGAGTATAACAATTCTAACTGCCTTATCAAAGTTATCTTCTGCGTTCTCACCATAGATTAACTCTGCCACATATTTAATTGGTCCTACTTCTGCTTCTATCTTATTTTGTTCTAAACTTAATGATGCCTTTTGATTTGTAAGTTCAGCAATCTTATCACTTGCATTATTGATTGCATTATTTAAAGTATTTCTTTCTTCTTCTTGTTTCTTACGTTCTTTTAAACCTCTTGTAACAAATTCTTTTTCTATATAAACTTCTAACGCCTTGTCTAACTGATCTAGTGTCTTCTGTGATCTGTCTATAATCTTTTGTTGTTGATTGATTTGGTTATCTAATAATTCTATTTTGATATTGTTACCTGATGTAGGTTTAACTTGGTCTAGGTGTGCCTTTGATAGAAACCCAAAGATACCCATTGATGTAATGAATATTAAAACTATAATAGCGCCAAAGAGATATGCTTTTAATAAGCGTGGTACGTTACTATTCCAGTTGTTATATAACCAACTGGCAGCAACGAGTTTACCAACTTCTAGTGCTGAACCCATAGCAATAATAGGTATCACAGCGCCAGCAAACAATGTCGCTAGACCTATGATTGAATACCCAGCCGCTATAACAGATATAGATATGGCCGATAGAAATGTTAGTATTGTTAAAAACATTATTGTATGTTATACTCTTTTCTAATTTTTTTTATTATACTCTTAATTTTAGGAAAATAATTTTTATCTGAAGCGTAAGCGCCAAGTGTTTCAACTAGTAATAAAGGATCGTCAATTCCGTCTTCTCTCAACTTCCTATAATCTACAAAGTTCGTACCATTATTTAGTATTTTAATATAGTGTTCTACACTATAACATTCGTGTTCATAAACTTTTACACCCCACTTCTTTGGTTTGTTTGATGGTAACATATGTGGTTCTTGTAAATCATAAGTTCGTATACCGAATAAGTTTTTACCAACTTTAGCAAATCTACTATCACCCCAGCCTGACTCTAAACTTGCCTGAGCAAGTAATAGTTCTACATTTACTTTTTCAAAATCTTTATTTTTATGATACACATATTCCACACATTGTAAAACGTTATCTAAAAATTGTTGATTGTTTGTGTGTTCAAAATCAGGTTTTTGTGGTATACTAGCTTCTGCTCTTGCTCTTACATCATCAACATAATGTAAAAATGTTAGTGTAAAAAACAACACGACAAATACTGCCATCATTGTTTTTATAAAGATTTTCACTTAACCCTCGCTATATATTCGTAAGCTTGAATAGGACTCTCATCTTTATCATCATAAACATAATCTAGTTTCTTTTGAAAGAAATCTAATTTATCTCTAAATTTTTGAATATTATCAAATATTTTTTGTGCTTGTTTGTCCGTGTAATTATTATGAACATCTTTTACCCAATTACCCTCATAATAAACTCTACTTGTACCTGATCTGTTACTTGGTTTAGCAAGTTCTCTTACTTGTAATACTGCCTCGCCAATTCTAGCCTTTAAATAAGGGTCTAATTCTTTTACTTGTCTTCTTGCCATCACTTCTCTCCATATTATAAATCAAGGCCAATATCATTTAACTTTGGTCTAAAACTGTAAAACAGTTTATTGTGGTTGCCAGTATCACCTACATTGGCCATTTGATATAGGTGTACCATTTCGTGCCCCAAAGTATCCACAAATTCTCTTTTATCTCTATAAGTTGGTAACATTTCCAACCAGTATTGTCTTGTACCTTTTCTTTTCCACTCCCACGCTACTACTTGTCCCATACATTTAACTTTTTTATCTCTAATTTGTTTAATTAGAATTTCATTAAATGGTGAAAGTTTATCTTTAAACACAGCTCTATTAATCATATTAAAATAATATTTTATATCCTTGTAAGTTGTTTTATACTTCTTACGTGATGAAAGTTCTCGTTTCAATTTCTTTTTGATTTTAGATTTGTCCATTTACTTTTTATCTCCCTAAAAAATTCGTATAATAAAATTATTAAACCCACCATTATTATAATAAAAATTTCTTGTGGCATAAATGTATAAATCAATTGAAGTGTGTCGTCAATCTTTACAATCATCCTCTATTTTACTCCCTTCAAGTAAGGCACACTTGTATTCTTTGTCTGCCTGTAATCTCATTTCGGCCAATACACCATCTAAAATAGCTGGTAAGTATTGTTGTATAATAGTAATCGACTCTAAAGCAAATTGATGAGCAATCTTTTCAAGTTCTTGCTCCATCAAATTAGATACATCAACATTTGTACCATTCACTTTACTTTGTATAACGTGGCCTATCACAGCCTTGTTGTAGTCATTAGCCATAACCGAGTTCATAAAACTCGTCAAACTAAACCATAATGTAGCAAGGATAATTGCTAATGTTATCAAGTATTTTTTCATAATATAATCTCCTTTATATTATTTAGGATACTACATTATGACCACAATGTCAAGCGTTAAAAAGTGTTGGGAGGTAAGGGTTTTTAGTAGGGCGTGAGTGTCACACCCTACAAAATGAGTAGATTTACTCTATTTTTTCATAAAGTTGTCGTTCCAGCCAAATGATTCTTTTACCATTTCAGCTGTAAGACCTTTATAAGCTTTGTTTAGTTTTTTGTCTTTTACATTTATTAAAACCTCAGCCTCCGTTTGATGTAGGCCTTCTAATAATTGTATAAACAAAGTTTCTTTTCTAGTTTTTGAAACTGTATTGTCGCCACCCTCTATAAACAAGTACAATCTTTTTGCCTCGTTCTTTAATAATGAGTGTTCAGTACCAACTGGTGCCTCATTAGCTATATAAGGCGGTGTTCCTTCTGGTAATACCCACTTTATATTAGGGTCAAAAGCAGCCTTTAAAATTTGTCTTAAATAAGGTTTGTCGTATCTTTTTAAAACTTCTATTTTTTTAGGCTTGTCTTTAGCGTTATTGATTTTAGTAAAAATTTCGTGTACAGTTTCTCCAGCAACACCTGATGTGGCTGACATAGCTGACATAGCTTTTCTACTAATTAAGTTTGGGTTTTGTGTTGGCTCTGCCATAATTTACTCCATATATATGTTATCAGAAATCATTAATATTCTCAATCATTGACTTCAATTTATTTTCTATAAAGTAAGGCAACAGTAGCGACCTGTCTGGTACTTTATAGTTTCTAAAAGTATTTATAATGTTATTTTCTATCGTTAGTGGTATTTGAGTTAGATCAATTAACTTCTTATTTCTATTAAAGTTCTTTTTGGTTTCTGACCCTAATGGTATATTTTCTATATTTGACCACTCTTCCAATCTTTGTTTTGTAATTGGTTTTTGTCTTTCACCTGTTACAAATACATCATCTGGACTTAATATATTTGGTACACCATCTGATCTATCACCTTTAATAATTTGTTCTCTTAAAAATTTAATTGGATCTAATTGTTCACCAATGTAGGCCTTTAAAAAAGGTGACCATTGGTACACATCACCATAATGTTGTAATTGTATAAAGTCTTTATCACCTGAAATAATTAAATATTTGGTTTCCTCTCTCATCTTACAAAGTGTGGCTATAATATCATCTGCTTCGGCGTTTTCAACATACATTACAATATAAGGAAAACTTTTAGCAATCTCATTTTTAATTTCTGTAATTATTTTAAAGATATTATCCCAATCAAAAGGTCCATCTAATCTACTTTGTTTTCTACTGTACTTATAATTAGGAAAGAAATCTCTACGCCAAGGATCACCAGCGTCTGAACATAATACCATTGTACCATATTCTTCTCTAAACTTCACATTAAAACCTCTTAAAGAATTTAAGACCATATGTCTAATCATTTCTTTATTTGGTTTTACATCACCTTTACCTCTTACTTGAGCCATAAGGTTTGATATTAATACCTGATTTAGGTCTACTAAAATCATTTTTTAGACCACTCTTCCGTTACATCTTCTACATTTAATTCACCGTGGTACACAGTATAAAAATTGTGTGGTTCACCAAAAGTATCTAGTAAATAATCGTGGCCATCTTCTTCATATTTTTCTTCTAATTCTTCGATACTCATTCCTTTTACATCATTAAAGTAAAAAGAACATTGGTCATCAACTTCCTGATCTTCAGTCATTGTATGGTCAAATTCAAATTCATTATAGGCGTCATCTTTATCACCAATTATATCTTGTAATTCTTCATCATTTTCAACTTTTAAAATACAATGACCCCAACGGTACATATCTTCCGTTACACAAGAAACACCTTTTTCTTCATCTTTAAATGTTTGATATTCGTAAATTGATTTTTTAAACTTTGGTGATATTTTATAAAATTTAGTCATTTAAATATTTCTTTTTATACCATTGATAAAACATCTTATCACCAAAGTATTCTACAATATGACTTGCTGGTATTTGGTCACTTCTAATACAATCAGCAACTTCTTGGTATTCTGTTCTATCTATTTTTAATTGTTTTTGTGGTTTAATTTTACTTAAAGTCATAAGGAAACGTTTTCTTTTTATCGGCTTCAATTCGTTCAATGTTTTTTCGGTGTCTTTCATACATTATGTAGGCAATAAAAAGACCTACAATGGTCAATGTAGTTCCGAAAAAACCCATTAATAATCCTGTTTTAACTGTAAACATTTTGAAAAGGTGGCCATTTCTGGCCACCAATTTTAATTTAATTAGGCGTCAATAGAAGCTACTGTTGCTTTTGTAGGAGCAACAACGCTAGCATTGTCGTATTTAAAAGGTGTACCATATAAAGCTTTGATACCTGCTGAGATAATAGCTCTAGTTGGTGTACCAATTCTGTACACGTGGTTACCTTTTACTTTTGAACCGTAGATCATATAACCTTCAGCTCTTAAAGTATCAACCATAGCTCTCGGTGATTTAAGACCAAACTTTGTGTTTAAAGCCTTCCAAGAAATTGATTGACCTCTCATTAAAGCATTAAGAATTGTTTGTTTCTTTGACAATTTTTTTCTGCCTCTTGTTTTTGTATTTTTAGTTAAACCAAACATAATTTTCTCCTTATCAATTGGTTAGTTAATACTATTTTACAACCTGTTAAGGCGATTCTCGTAAGAATTTTGTTAATCATCTAAATTATCTCCATCAAACATACCATTTAGATCATTTAATTCGTCTTTAAATTCGTTGCTCAAAGGCTTTTGATTTTTAGCTTTTACTTCTAAAACTTTTGTATAATCTATTTTAGCAGACTTTTCACCTCTTTTATTAATATTAACAACAACTATCTTGTCTGATAATTCCTGTGTAGGGTGTTTCATATCAAAATCTCTATAGATTAAACCTCTAATCATATCTACTAACATAGCCAAATCTTTTGTAAAATTATAACCATCTGTTTTGATAGAAAGATCATATAGTTGTCTTAATAAGTTCATACTAATATCATCAACAGCCGTTTCTACAAACTGTTTTGTTTGTTGATCTCTTAACTTCTTAGCCGCCTTATCATTTTTTGGAGGACCAGATGTTGATTTTTCAACAATACGGTTTGTTGGAAATGGTATGATATTATCATCTTTCACTATATAATTTCACCCTTAAAGTTTACTTTTCCCATATCAGCAAAATACTCTACCAATTGATTATAACCACCAACTAATTGGCTGTCAATCTTTATTTGTGGCATAGTTCTTACAGGTTTACCAATGTCTTCTAACATAGCTTGAGGAGAGTCAAACTCTTCCATCTTTTTTTCTGTATATTCATAACCTAAAGACTTAACCAAATGTTTAGCCTTATTACAAAATGTACAGTTTTGTTTACTGTATATTATTATTTCCATCATCTTTACCTATTAAGTTATCGTAAGCAATTTTAGCCTTTTCTTTTACATTGTAGGCGTCAACAGCTTCAGCGATTGTGTAATTATACATTTTATTATATTCACCCATTGGTAATCTTAAACCAATCCAACTTCTATAATAACCATTTTTAGTTATCGTTACATCTTTGGCAAAGATTTCATAACCTCTAACAGGTGTATCTTTAATCAAGTTTACAATTGTACTTTCAACTTCCGACACAGTTGTTTTATTATGAGTTTTACCAATTTCAGTTATAAATTGTTTAGACTCTTTGTTCATTTCGCCTTTGATAATATCAGCGAGTTCAGCTTTCGCTATCATCATACCTTTTTCAATTGCTAATGATAAGTCTGGTGACACGGATGTACCAACACCAAAGATACACATTTTATCTTTGTCTTTACCAAAAGTCGGTGTATCACACGCTTGTTTTTCAGAAAAGTCATTCATATACCATTTTGGTACTTCATTTAAAACTTTTCCTTTTTCACTTTTCATCTTATAAGTTGCTGAACAATTGGCCACTAATAGACCAGCTGTCACAACCATAAGTAGTTTTTTCACTTTATTCATAATTAATTAACCTCACTTTTTACATTATATACTAATTGTTGTAATTTGTCAAGTCCCATTGAGATATAATCTAAAAACTCACTTCCAGACATACCAGTTACTATAATTACAACTAGTGAGATAATGATTAGATTTTTAATCATTGTACCTCCCATTCACCATTGATTTTTAAACACGTCTTTCCTGGTGTTTTAAAGACGTGGTTTGGCCGACTATAATATCGGCAATATTCTGGAGCTGACACATCACGGTAATAAAATTGAGCAAATAACTCCCAATAACCTGGTGTTTCAATACCTTTTTTACCATCAGCACACTCCAAAATTTCTTCTTTAACTATGTTATCACCCTCTTGTTTATAAATTACTTTTACAAAACAATATTGACCATTAACTTCTTCAGGTTCTATTGTTTTTACTTTTGAATATAATATTTTTTCACCTGAAAATGCTATACTTACAAGACCAGGTATTAAAAGTAAAACCAAAAATATTAAAAATAAAGTTCTTTTTTTATTCATCTTTTTTCAATCCATTGTCCATCTGGTAACTGACACGCCGTACCAAATACGGCCTTTCTATTAGGACTACCAACGCCTATTAATGGCCATTGTTGTGTAATATCAACAGTAGCGTCATAATCTTTACACTTTAAAGGACCTTTCATATAAGAGCTACTTGTTTTAATTATACCACTATTTCCTGTTTTAGTATTGTACCAATTCGTATATGATTGTTTTGATGGACTTGTATTTAAATGATCTACAAATACAGCGTTGTGTACATCATAATCTGATTTATACATAATATCAGCACCCTTAAAAGCACCCACTAAAGCACAAGCTCCAATAACATAAGGGTCATTTACTCCCATTTCAACACACACACTAGTTGATGTAGCACCACCTAATGTAGCGCCAACAGTTGATCTATTAGCACTACAATTAGTTAACAACAAACAAACTAGGAGTAAAGAATATATTTTAAGCATTTAATTTTTTTATTGTATCGTTTACTTCGTAAAGTTTATCCTCAACTTCTTGGATTTTATCAGACGGACCACTAAACTCATAAAGTTCTAATTGATCTGTAAGTTCTTTTTTTTCTTCTTCTAATTTTTTTATTTGTATATCTTTATTTGTCATAAGGTTTTGTATCGTTAGCTATTAATTTACAAGTCGCCTGAATATCACTAATCATATTATCTATTTCAATGTCCCTTTCAGGCGTTTTTGGATGATTATATTTCAAATTATATAGACGATCACTTTGTTCTTTTAGACCCCCTATCTTTTTACAAAAATCACTAATCTTGTGTAACATTATTTTTCACCTTTGTAAAAAATGATTTTATAGTTTTCCAATTTTTAGCATTTTGTTCTTTACCAGCCTGCCATTGAACCTTTTGATATTCTTTTATATCAGTCCATTCATTGACTACAAAGTTTTTAACTTTTGTATCAATAGTTTCTTCAGCCTTTGCCATCATAGTTGTCATTAAAACTAAAATGGTTATCAACATCATTGTTCTCATAACTATACCTTTTTTCCCATTGTTTTGAAGTCCACAGCGTCAACGATCATATATGGACCCTTGTTATACGCCACACTAATTGTTTTACCGACAGGTAGTTGTGTAGCATAACCTCGTTTATATGTACTACCGCCAATCTTATCACTAGTTGGTACTGTTTGTTTACATTTGTAATTTGGCATATCATAGCCATCAAATGAAGACAAAATCTCACCAGTATCAACATCAATATTAATCCCTAAAGATTTAATGTACTGATTGTGTTTCTTTTTTAGGTTTTCTAACTTCTCTTTTTTCACCGTTTTCATCATAAGTAAAGTATTCTGCTTCTTCTTGTGCTTTTTTCTCAGCATAAGTCATATTGAAAATTCTTTTGTAAAAAGCGTCAATAGGCTTAGGAGCTGACCAATCATCTATCAAGTTTTGTAAATGATCTGTAGTTAATGAAAGATTACTAAAGTTCTTCGGAGCTTTAATCATATCTTCTTTGAGAGCTGTAAGATAAGCAATTCTATTTTTGTAAGATTGTTTGTTAGCCGTCTTCATAGCATTTCTCTCATCTTTTTGAGTAGCCATCTTAAATTCAGTAAAGATCATTTCTTTTGTATAAAACATAATATATTCCTTTTGTTAGTTATTTGTATTAATAATATCATAAAACCATTGGATTGTCAAGCCTACAAAAATCATTGATTTTACTAGTTTTTCTACTCCTGGAACTGACCAGGACACGCCAGGATTGGCGATTCGTAGCTTATGTGAGTAG